CATGCTCACTGAAACAGTGTAGCTTAACGTCGGTTCCCAAAGTCTTGGCGAGCAGTTCTTCGGCGAGCGAGAGTTCATGCTCGGCTCGGGATACCGAACCGCCCTCGATCTGCTTGAACGTGTCAAACTCGATCAGTTTCCGCTTCATGTGGTTTATACTCCCTATTACTTGATTAACCGGATCGTCGCTGTCATTTATGTATCCAGCACCAACCGGTTTTAGTAACTGGATGGTAAGAATAACAAAAAAGCGTCTCTGCCGCTCTATCTACATACGCAGACGGCGTTAAAAATGGAGAACAAATGAGAGGTTTCAGACAATACTTGCGAGAGAATGGCATTGACTTGGACAAAGCATTCCCACAAGGCACTGGGCCGCTAGGGTCTCTAGGCCAGAATGACCAAGACACTGACGGATTGGTCAGAGTCGCCCGAGTGGCAATCCAAAATAATTACGATGAGGTCTTGAAATTCCTTCACGATCTTGCAGCCGACCCTAAAAACACAGAGATACGAGACGAATTGGGCAATATGAATCGGGATTCTTTGAACAAGCCATATCGTAACAAGAGACCTGATGGCAAAATCCCTGGCGGGTTTGGCGGTGACAAAGCCGAAGTGTTGCCAAACAGTGCCGACCGAGTAGACGGCACTGGTGGCGAAGTCCATTAAAGTATTTCGTCGTACATATCCAAATATCTTGCGGCTGTTATCGACCAGGTGTTTTCAGTGATATACTTGTCTTGCCGATCAATAATTTGTTGTCGATGGGCGTGGTCACTGAAAACTTTGTCTATCTCATTTGCAAGTTCTACATGACCACCCGGTCGTGGAATAACACCCTGCAAATCATCGAACATGTGACTATCACTTGCTACAACCGGAATGCGGTTGGCCATTGCCACCCGCAAAGCTCCACTTGCACCATACACCACGTTTTTCGGGTCCGTCATGTACGGGAACAAGGCTAATTTTGCCGTCCGGAGATAGTGATTAATAGTCTGTTGTGTTTGGTACTTCCGAATAATTACCACGTTATCATGAAGAGTCAGCGAATCAATCTTCTTCATCAAGTGACTGTAATACTGATTATGTACGACACCAGTGTGAGCGTTTTCTGAGCAGAGATAGCAGTAGAAAATGTCTTTGTATTTCTCCGGCTGAGTCGTTTTCAGATGGTGTATCGAATCCAAAACTTTATCCACGCCTTTGTAGAAAAAGCCGAATCCAAATTGAATCAAAGCGTAAGGCGTCTGGAATATGTTCCAGAGTTCAGTAGTCTCGTGTTCTGGATACTGAACACATCCGTGCGGTATGACCTTTATTTTGTTGTTATTCCCCAAACCAACGAGGCAATCCTTGGCTTCCTGGCTGTGTACGACAATGTTTTTGATGGCTGCTGTGCATATCGACTTGTCCAGGTGTTCATAAACGCTGTGCAGGACAACGAAGTAGTTGTAGCTTTCCAGACCTTGAAGAAGCTGGAGGAAATAGGTTGCTTTTGGGAAAATGCCGAATTCATGTTGAACAATTACGAGGTCTGGCTTATAGTTTTCCAACTCATCAAGTAGTGGTTTCATGCTGAAGCCACGCTTCCAGCATCGAACTACGTTTGGTCCGTCTGTTGTTTCAACGGGCGTGATCTCGGAAAATATCTTCAAGTCCTTGATCTTGACTTCAAGTTCTTTTGCCAAGTAACCAGCGTAGGTGGCAATCCCGCAATGGTCACCCCAGTTGCAGATCAAAGCTACACGCAAATTGTCGTGCGTTTTCTGTTTGACTGGAATCATTTTACCCACCATTTTGTGATGATCGGAACCTTCGGGGAGGTCCACCTTCATAACCACATGCGATGGGTTAGTGAACGGGTGTTTTGAAACCGCCACGATAAGATTTTTCTCGTCGTAAGAGATATACATTTCCCCGTCCTCCAGTTACAAACGTTTATTTTCCTGTAGGCGGACCCTCCGCAACATCCCGGACTTTATCTTCCAGTTCTTCCTTGCCCATTGACTCACACGATTCGACAATCCACCGCACAATACATGTGTTACTTTGTATCCTGGCGTACAAAATAAAGCCGTCCGGGAGCAACTTCGTTCCACCTAGGTTAATATTTCCCATACAGCAAATTGTAGCGTCTTCTGGTTCTTCAAGGGAAACAGATACCATTCCCGGAACAAAATCCGGAATTGGGATATGGATTTCATGATCGCCGAATCCCAAGGACATTTCTCCACGGATAATCTGTTTATCCAGGAACAAATTTCTGAAGGTTTTCAGCCACCACTGCCAAGACCTGAATACACCACCCATTTCTACTCCTAGTTAGCACTTGACGGACCAACTTACGACACAAGTATTCGACTTAATATCAGCATACAAAACAAATCCGTCAGGAAGCAAAGAATATCCGACCATATTAACATCACCCTGACATACTGGCGTATCACAAGTGTCGTTGTTCGTACTCAGACAGATATCTTTAGGGCCACAAGCCGTTTTCACGGTTATTTCGTGACAACCATACCCCAAAGACACATCTCCACATTCAGCAACTGAGCAATGACAGGATTCTGCCAAAGAATTGAGCATGTGGAGGAAGCAGGCCATTGCCTCATCGCCTCCGTTTTTCTCGATCACGTTCATGACATTAAGCATGCAAGTGACCCCATTATGACCGCAGCATTTTTTGTGGATGTGACTCATTTACCCTCCTTGGTAGACTTATCTACGTCCGACCGTGTCTTTATTTCTTCAACCAGAAATCATTTACCTTTTTCAAGATATCTTCACAAACAACCAGCCCAGCATCTCCAGCCAAAACGGTGTCCACCTTACAATGCGGGCACAACGCCGTTTGCCCGGAATCCGTGTATTCCGTTACTGTAGACCCAGGGAACATATGTCCGCAGTAAAAACATCCACAGTTTTTACTGCGTTCGACCTTGGTCTTGTTTTTGTATGCCAACCTGACGGCTGATCTTACGATGTCGTTCATGATAAACTCCAATCGATATCTTCCTGATCCATTTCCGATCCATAAGCGGATGCGATTTCCAGATCGTATTTCTTGATTTCTTCCTCTTCTGGCTCACCAATCGAGGCTGGCTGCACCATCCCTGGTGGCGGTGGTGCTGGTGCTGGTGGTGGCATTCCTCCAGGAGGTGGCCCACCCATACCACCGTCAGGCGGCATTCCTCCAGGAGGTGGTGGCCCACCCATACCACCGGTTGGGTCGGGCATTGCCCCCGCTGCTCCGGCACCAGCTTCTGCACCAAGCTCTTGGTCTCCCTGCCCCGGCACGCCAACACCCAACAATGGTGGGTTTTGTGCGAGAACTTGTAGTTTCAAGTCTTCGAGCTTCTCGATCTTGAGCCGTCCGATCATTTCCTTGGAAACATTTTCGTCGTACTTCAGAATCTTGGTGAGAATGTCGTAGACGCCCATAATCTGCGAACCCTTGAGAGAGTTGGCATTATTGATTCGGTTCGTGATAACTTCGGCTTGTGACAGTTCACGCCAAGGCGAAGGTGGCGTCATTGCAATTTTCAAATCTTCGTAGGATTCCTCTGGGAATCCACGCAGTTTGAGGTGTCGGTCGGCAATTTCCCACATACCATCTTCGATGCTGGCCTGGAGATGCTCGATCAACTGAGCAAATCTACAATCTTGAGCCGACAACGTAATTCGTGTAGCCCCGGCGTCATCCGGGCTGAAATAGCTCTTGGGGAATTGTAAAGCCATGAACAACTTGTTGCGGAAGAAAACGCAATCGTCGATTTCTCCCAAGTTTTGGGCACCTGGAAGGGTTTCGATTCGAGTGTTACTGTTGGCACGCATTGGCACCCAGATGTCTTCATCCTGAGACGGTGCGTGCCAACGTTCATCAACGGAACTGTTTCCAGTTTGAGAAGATGACCTTGTAGTGCCAGTTTTTCTCTTACGGTATTGATCCTTCATTCTTTCCATGAAGGCTTCGGCTTTGAATGGCGGCAGAGTACCAACGTCGATGTAGAAAACACGACGTTCAGGAGCCCGAACGAGGCGATAAACAATCATCGCATCTTCCATCATCCGCAACTGGTGAGCCGGACTACGGGCAGCCTCAATCAACGAGACGCCATAGGGATAAAACGTCTTTCGGTCATCCCCAATCTTGATGTGAACGATTTGGTCTGGAGTAAACCGAATAGCTGTTGTCTGTTGCAACTCCGCATCAGTGGCTTGTGTAACCGGGGCTCTCGTTAAGGCTTGGTAGTCTGGTTGCTCCTTGGATTGCTGGAATTCAATCAAGCGGCCCTTGGTTGTCTCAATACGGAACATACTGTCTGGTGGCAGAGCCTCAGCTTTCCGAATACCATCCTTGGGATTATCCGGATTGATGATTATTTCGAGGAACAGGTCGCCTTTAATGAACAGGTTCTTGGCCATGCTCCAAAGCCGCCGGTTCATGTTCAACATGCCACGGTGGAAGAACAGGAATTCCAGTTCGTCTTTAACCTCTTCATCAGCTACTTTTACTTCAAAAACGTTTCCGTTGTCGTCTTTTTGGCAATTGTGAAGAACAAGGGAGTCAGTACAGAAATTGTGGTGCTTCTCCACGGAAAGATCATAGACATCCATTTCTTTGTATTGGCGATTGATGCCAATTATTTTTCTGCGGTCTTCCTTTTTGCTAAGCTGCTTGATTTCTGGTACAGAGAATCCTTCTTTGTGGAGCCATGCGTCGATGGATTTCCATTGGTGCCCCATCAACTCGGCTACCTTGCGAGTGCCCAAACCTGCTGAAATCATCCTGATTGCTTTGCCGAGTTTTTCGTATTGTGGCAAAGAACGTCCCATTTTCCATTCGTTGGCAAACTGTCTTTCGTGTTTCCAACCGTCTTTGTGAGTCCAAATGCGTGGGAATTGTGCGTGCCGTTCTTTTGTCAGGTGATGATTTGCCCGAACCCGGTAAAATGGCATTAATTCGTCATTTTCGGTCAATTCCCCAACAGTAGTCCATTCCCCATTTCTGAGAAGAACACGGTGATCGGAGGTTGCTACAAGCTCACTGCCATCTTCCAAAGAAATCTTCTGGGTCATGGCCCTTTTAGTGATTCGTGGAGAATGTGCCCACCCAAAAGTGTAATCATTTTTCTCGAAGTCATAGCAATATACTAGAAATCGCTCGTCTTTCACATTTTCGGTAATCCACTTAATAGACTTCAGACCGTAACCGTATGTTGCAATAAGTGTATTTCCGGAAACACAGGCTTCATTTGCAAATGTGTTCATAGCCGTTTCAATTTCGGCCATGTTACGAAGTCGTTCATATTCCTGGTATCGTGCTTGTCGGTTAGTGACCGATGACAGGTCAA